GATTCGGATCCCAGGACAGGCCCCCGGGGAAGTCGGCGGCGACGTCGACGACGAGACCTGCGTAGGCGGCACAGGAGACGCAGGCGTCCCGCTCCGACACCCACAGTTTGCGGGCGCCCATGGCCCTGATTCCAGCGAGGAGCCCTTCGTTGACGGCTTGCCCTACTGTCCAGGTGATGTGGGAGCGGACCGCGTACAGGGCGCTGCGGGCGGTGCCGATGCCGGTGGCTACGCGCGACCAGCGGTCGGCGATGCGGGGTTGCAGGAGGGCAAGGGCGCGGTCGCGGCGGTCGGTGACGGTGTCGGCGATGCGGGCGGCTGTGGTGCGCAGCGTCTGGCTGGCGGAGGCGGTGACGCGGCGCGCGCGCTTCCTCTCGGCTTGCGAGACGTAGGCGGCATGTTGCCGGGCTCCGAGCTTGACTGCATCTGCAAGGCGCGCGGTCAGGGCGCGTTGGGCTCGAGGGGCAAGCGGTCCGAGCAGGCGCCGTATCGCGGCGCGGATCGTCGCGAGGATCCGCCGCAGGAGGGGGGTGTCGTCGGGTGCGCTCTGCGTGCTACCGAACGCGGTCACCCACGCGGTGAGGGAGCGGCGCTGGAGGGCGTCGAACCTGGCCGCGGTATCGCCCACGGCGCGACCGGTGATCGCGTCTTCAAGGTCGCGGACCGCGTCGGTCTGCTCGCCTTGCACCAGCCGGGCGAGCTGCTCACTGCGGTCGGGGCGGCGGGCCATCACCCGTTGGCCTGGGCGTCGGCGAGGAGTTCGATGTCGGAGAGGGCGCCGTTGAGGAGCGCCTGTGCTTGCGCGTTTTCGATGACGCCGAGGGTTGCGGCGGCGCCGAGCTTCTGGGCGCTGTCGGCGAGGCTGGCCAGGATGTCGACGCGGCGCTGAAGTTCGGCGTCGTCGACGCCGGCGAGCCACTTGTCGACCTGTTCGGCCCGGTAGCCGGCTTCCATGAGTGCCTGCTTGCGCGGCACTCCGGCTTCGATCTTCGCCTTGACGGTCTGCCAGCCCTGCGCGTCGGTGACGGACTTGGCGGGCACCCAGTCCACGGTGACGACGGGGTCGACGATGCCGAAGCGGCGCAGCGCGAAGGTGAAGGCTTCGTGGACGGTGGCGCCGTAGGAGATCTGCCGGTTTTCGATCTTGCTGATGAAGGGGCCGTCCTCCTCGCGGTAGGACTCCCCCGACCGCTGGTTGGACTGCGGGTCGAACATGCGCAGCGGCGTGTCGGTGATCTGCGCCATCGCCCGCACGTTGAAGTGGATGGGGTCCAGGAACACGCCAGGCTGCGCGGCATCGAACTGGCCGACCGTCTTGAAGCCGCGCAGCAGCCACATCTCCCCCGGCCCGGCCTTGAGGGAGCTGTCGTCGCCGGAGTCTGTGGGCCCCGCGCCGGCATCGTCGGACGGGAAGTCGTCGAAGTCGCCGGGTTCCAGGTCGCTGGTGTCGGTGGTGGCGGCGTCGGTGAGGGCGTATCGCTGGGGTGCGCCCTGGTAGTCGACGGTCCCCATGTGGGTGGCCTGCAGTTTGGTGATCGCGTTCTGTGGGCCGTAGGCGCCGTAGTGCTCCGGGACCCCGTAGGGGCGGTCGGTGCGGAAGTGAAAGACCGGCTGCTCGCCCCAGTCGTGGGAGATGAGCCACGACTCCGTATCGGCGGCTTCGCCTTCGTCCGGGTCTGCGAGCCAGTGCATCCAGTCGGCGGGCTTGCTGCCGTCGGATCCTTTGTTGGTGGTCCAGCGTTCGATGCGGTCGTCGTAGAGCAGCTCTGCCCTGTGGCAGCCGTACTCCGACCACTTCTTGATGGTGAACAGCTTGACCCGTGGATTGTCCGGCGAGTAGATCACGCGGACGGTCTGGGGGCTGTTGTAGAACATGTCAACGCGGATCACGTTGCCCTTGTCGTCCTCGACGGGCAGGACGAACAGGTAGGCGTCTCCGTACTCCCCGGATCTCCGGAAGACGTCGGGCATCTCGAGGTTGAGCTGGTTGTCCTGCCAGATCTTCGAGATGAGCGTGTTGACGTCCTCGTCGGGGCTGGTGACCGATGCGATCTTGAGCCGGTTGACGACCGCGTTGACCGGCGTCTTGGCGAAGTTGAGGTCGAAGTCGATGTCCCGGGCGGCGAGGGCGCGGCGGATGCGGGTGCTGCTGAAGACTTCGGGGACCTTGCCGTCGTAGTAGGACTGGGCACGGTCGTATTCGGGGCGGGCCTCTTTCAGTTCGGCGATGCCGTACATGAGGTCGGCGCGCGACTCGTCATCCAAAGGAACCTCCCTCGCCAGGGCAATCATACGCAGTCACCTTCGAATCAAAGGTAACTGGAGCTACTTGCCTTGGATACTTCGCGAGGCTTGTTCGGGATGAACCGCCGGATCGCCGAGCCGACCGCATCGACCAGGTCGTCGTGAGGGGCCTTGGGGAAGGCGCACATCTGCTGCTCCACCTCGACCAGCCGCCGGGCGTGGATGACCCGACCGCGCTGGTAGTGGTGCAGGACTCCCTCGGCTCTGACGAACTTGTTCTCCGTCTGCGACACCGGCTTCACCTTCACCGGCATGTCGTGCAGGATCGCCTGCCACGTGTCCTGCCCCTGGTTCACCTCGATCAAGATCAGCCCGATCTCCGGGAACTCATCAAGGAACGCCAGAACGCGCTCCCGTAGCAGCGGGCCCGGCTGGATCTTCAGGGCCACGGCCGCGTGCACGGTGCACCGCTTGCGCTGCGCCGACCACGACACCACCGCCATTGCCGTGAAGTCGCTGCTCTTCTTCGCCGTCACCGCCGGGTCGATCGACAGCATCATGTGCGTGACCGGGTCCACGCCCTCCTCGGCCGGATACCGGAAGTCGTCCGGAGTCCACAGATCGCCGTCCGCACCCATCGGGTCGTTGGCGTAGTTCTTCGCGAAGGATCGGGTGTGCTCGATCGACTTCAGGTAGGAGAGCGGCCACTTCGCCGGCCACACGCTGCGCTCCGTACCGTCATCGCGCTTGACGATCGGCGGCGTGTAGTGCGCGCGGAAGCCCTCCTCCCGAACCCACTCCGCGGTCTCGACGCCGCGGCCATGCTTGACGAGCTGGTGCACGATGCTGCCCGGCATCGTCACCGTGCCCGAGATGACCACCCTGGCATACACGTTGAGGGGGAGGATCGCGTCGACGAGAGTCTTGCGCCGCTTCTCCGCCTGATCCGCCGAGTAGCTGCTCTCATCCGGCTCGATGTCGTCACACAGCAACAGATCAGGGCGGCGTTCGCCGACCTTCATGCCCAGGTTGGAAGAGTCGATACCACGGCCGGCGAAAACGAGCCCCGACTCGGCGATGTACATCGACTGCGTGTCCGCCACGTTCGCACCGGACGGCCGCTTCGCCGGCGTGCACAGGGTGCGGAAGTCCTGCCGGAGCAGCTGGTTGCGGTCGATCTCCGCTTTGAACGTGGCGAGGTGCGTCTCCGCCTGCGACGCGGAGGACGCGAACGCGGCAGCGAACTTGACGTGGCCGTGCGCGGCAGCCCACATCGGCAGGATGAGGAACCACCACGTGCTCTTGCCCATGTTGCGGGGGGCGATGTAGGCGTCACGGTGCTCGGCTGGCTCAGTGGGTGGGCGCACCCAGGAACGGGCGGCGCGGCACCAGTCGAGGTGCGCATCCCCGAACGTGATGTGGCCTTCGCTGTCGCGGAGGTGATGGCGCAGGTAAACCAGCCCGAACAGCAGCGGATCAAGGCGGGTGAGGGTCCAGCGCCCTTCAGGATCGGCAAGCAGGCGGACGTCGAAGCGGGCGAGGTAGGCCGTCAAGTCGAAGGTCTCGGCATCGAGGCCAGCGAGATAGCCGTGTGCGCGGACCGCGGTCGCCATCGTCAGCTCGCATCGCCGGACTCGCCGCCGTCTACGATCTGCTGCTCCTCCAGCCGCACGCGGGCCTTCGCGTCGCGGATCATCTCCTGTAGCTCGATGTCCTGCTGGGTGGTTTCGGTGACCGTCTGATCGACCTTGATCGGCATATCGAGGCCGAGGAGGCGGCGGATGGATTCGCTGGTCTTGCGACGGGATTCCTCGATGCGGTTGAGCCGGTCGACGGCCTGGAGGACGAAGGTGTCGTCCTCGACGGGCTCTTCTTCGCCGCTCTCGGGGTCGAGAATTCGGATGACGCGTCCGTTGTTGACGGTGATGTGCTTGCGCCCCATCACGCGCTGGACGGATTCCTCCATGTTGTGGAGGCGTTCGAGGGCGGCTTCGAGGCGGGCGAGTTCGAGGGCCCGGTATTCGTCGACCTTCGGATCAAGGCGGCGTTCACGCTCCTCGCGGACGAGGTCGCGGGCGGTGGAGGCGGGGATGCGCGTGCCGCTGGTCGGGCCGTCGGGTTCTTGTGTGAGGGCGTCGATGGCGTAGAAGCTCAGGCCCTGGACTCGCAAGTCGAAGACGAGGGCGGCCAGGTCGGCTCGGGCGGACGCGTTCTTGAGCTTGTACGGGTTTGGTCCGCCAACCATCCGAGTCTCCTCGCTACCGTCGATTCATCGACATGTCGCCATGTTCACCTTTGAATCGTATGCCATGACGTCACTTCGGTCGTCTACTCCCCTACCGGAACCCCTGGCACGGGCGCACCATGGAAGACAGGGCAACGAAGGAAGCGGCGGTCACGTCCCGCCGCACCGCAGGAAAGGGGCGCTGATGGTCTCCGACCGAGGCGGACGCTGGGGCTTCGTCTACCGCTCACGCCACGCCGCATACAAGGCGCTGCGCCGGAAGGGCGCCAGTAAGGAGAAGGCGGCCCGCATCAGCAACGGCGGCCGGAACTTCCCGCAACGCTCCCGCATGGCACGCAAGGGCTGGAGGACACGCCGATCACGCGGCAGGTGAGATGCCGACCGCATGACGAAGGCCCCGCCGGTCCAGCGGGGCCGCTTCACTACGTCACGGGGTGTCGTTCAGACCGTCTTCGATCATCTCGTTCTTGTCGAAGTTCCCGTCTTCGTCCGTCCATCCCAGGTCACCGATCACCTGGTTCATGACGACCGCGTTGTAGTCGTCCTTCTTCAACTCGTCGCACGCGCCGGGCTTCGACTTGTCGCCCTCGGGTCGCTCCTTCACCGCCTGCATGCAGCTCTTGACGTGGTCGTCGTATGTGGGCTGCGAGAGCCAGAAGGCAAGGCCGCCCACGCCGGCAGCGACGGTCGTGGCGACGCTGATGATGATCAGCTTGGTGCGCTTCTTCCTTGCCGGCGGCGGGAAACTGGGCATGGGCGGCGGCGTGTTGTCGGACATCATTCCCCCTGCGGTGCGCGTTGTCGGGTGCATCATGCGCGCCGCGCGCATCGAGCGGAGGCTACGTGTCCGTTTCGTGACATCTGCATCCTCGGGCCGCTTCCCGGATTCCCGCCCCGCTCCCTCACGCCCCGCGTCACACTGCCGTCATGGCGCTTCGATATACCGTGCAGGGCGATGACGAGCAGGAGACGGCGGTCGTCGCTCAAC